CGCGATAAGAGCTGTGGAAACGTCTAAGTTGGAAATGTCCACCCGTGTGGTGCGTAGTAGCGGTGCTGCAAGTAATTTTGGGCGGTCTGTGTATGCAGTACGTGATATCCACAAAGGCGAACCTCTTACACGCGACAACGTACGTCTTGTGCGCCCGGGGTACGGGCTCGACCCGCGCCTGTACGAGTCTGTGTTGGGCAAAACTGCAACCATGAATATTCCGTATGGAACTGCACTCAAGGAGAATTATTTCAAATGAAATATAATCTACAAAACCAAGTATACCAGTTGTTAAGTACTGCCAAATACAAGTCGGAGTACGAGTGTTTAGGTATGTGGAAAACCGACATAGCCCAGTTTGTTATTGAAAATCCTGTAGACGAAGAAGAACTACTACGCGCTGTTCCTGATATTGAACGTCTATGTGCTGAAACAACTTTATCTTTTAGGAATGTTTTGGCAAAATTATCTAAACTTGTACGCAGTGGCTGCCCATTAAACGAAAGTATATACAAATTGCTAAAATTACATGAATTACACCAATTAAGGAGTAAGTAATGCGTGGATGCAGAATTGAAATATCATTGGAGTGTTTGCTTAAACAACTCGGTCTTGATAATTGCAAAGATATCACACTGTATAATGTTCGTCCGCACCAAACATACAACTGTATAGAATTATTTGTCATCAGTGATACCCGAACAGATTTGCCGGATTTGCACAGTGGTGAGGAATTTCCTCGTGCTGTTATTGAATGCGAACGCATACAATCTAAAATAAAGATACTGGAGTAACCACCTACATGTCCAAAGATTCCACCTCATATTGCGCCCGTTGCGCACACTGTAAAACCTGCACCACCCCATGTTATCCGGTGGAGTGTCTGCTCGAGTCGGTCACTAAACAACCTTCCGAAACCCCGATAGAATACGCAGACCGGCTAGAAATCTCCCCCAACGAAGTATTCATTCCGCCGGATTCATGGACTCATAAGTCCCTCAAGCGCAAAGTGTTTGAGTTATATTTCATTGACAACCACACCCAGCAGTACATATCTGTTACAGTTGGGTGTTCCCAACCCCGTGTGAGTCAGATTATAAACGACTTGCTAGCTGTTATTGATTCGTTATAACCCCCTAAGTATCTGGTGGTTCTTATAGTTTTGAATATTTAGTCTACAGTAGAATAAGTTACTGTGGACTTATATTATTCCTTTTATAGGAGCCGCCCATGCCATGGAAGCCTAAGCACGTTTGTACTTATCCAGGATGTACTATGCTTGTGGAATCTGGTAAGTCCAGATGCCCCGAGCACACTATTGCTGTACGCGCCAAGTATGATGCGCGAAGAGGAACCTCAACAGAACGAGGCTACGATGCTCGTTGGCGCCGCCTGCGCCGGTGGTTCCTTAATTCGCACCCATTATGCGCCGAATGCTACCGCAATGGATTCCTTGTGCCCGCTGTTCTGGTAGATCACATTATTCCGCACCGTGGTGATACCACGCTCCTGTATGACCAATCCAACTTACAATCATTGTGCACCGCATGCCATAACCGTAAAACCAATACTGAGGATGGCGGCTTTGGAACTACCCCAGTAGACCGCGAACGTGGGTCTGTTACGGAGTATATTTATGCGAAGTAAACCCAAACCTACTGCGTTGAAAATACTACAGGGTAACCCAGGTAGGCGGCCATTAAATAAGTTTGAGCCTAAGCCCAAACCCGAGATTCCGTCTTGTCCTGTAGAACTATGCGACGATGCCAAACTTGAATGGAACCGCCTGGCTCCACACCTGTTCAGTATGGGTCTGATAACTGTGGCTGACCGGGCTATGTTTGCCGCGTACTGTCAGGCGTTTGGTAGATGGATAGAAGCAGAACGCGTGCTCAAGGTTGAAGGCGCGATTCTAACTACGGATAAACATAATCTCGTGCAGAACCCTCGTCTATGGGTGGCAAACAAGGCGCTGGATCAGATGTATAAGTTCATGTCTGAGTTCGGGCTATCCCCATCATCGCGTGTGCGCTTAAATGTTTCGCCTCCAGTTGAGGACGAGATGGAAGAATACTTGAACAGGGGTAAAATACAACGTCAAGGATAGATACTACCCTGAGTAGTGCTCCGGCTCACCAGTATGCGGAAGATATAATCAATAATAGAATAGTCCACTGTAGACTAACACATCTTGCAGTGGAACGTTATTTTCGGGATTTAGACCAGCAGGAAGAAAAAGGTATTTATTTTGACCGTGAAGCCGCTCAGTACCGTCTCGACTTCTACCGATTCTGCCGCCACTCGGAGGGCAAGTGGGCAGGTCAGGTATTTGAGCCCGCGCCATGGCAACAGTTTCTTGATTGGAACATATACGGGTGGAAATGGCGCAAGAACAACAAACGCCGGTTTAAAACCGCATATATTGAGATCGCGCGTAAAAATGGCAAGAGCACGTGGCTGGCTACTGAGGGCTTGTATCAAACTGGGTACGATGGGGAGCACAGCCCCCAAATTTTCACTGCGGCCACAAAAAAAGACCAGGCTCGGATTATTCACCGGATATCGACCCGAATGGTCAAAGCTAGTCCCGCGCTGCGTAAAAGTCTTGGCACCTTCAAGGATTCGATATTTTGTGAATCGATGGGCGGCACATTTATTCCACTGGGTCAGGATTCCAAAACCGAAGATGGATGGAATGTTCAGGCAGCGCTTGTGGACGAGTATCATGCGCACCCAGATTCATCCCTGTACGACGTATTACGCTCCGGCATGGGTTCGCGTGAACAACCACTTATGATGGCAATCACCACTGCCGGGTTCGACAAGTCCTCGGCATGTTATCAAGAGCATGAGTACTTAGTATCAATACTAGAGCAAACCTTTCAGGACGAGAGCTACTTTGGTGTTATATACACAGTTGACGACGAGGAAAAATGGGACAACGAGACCGAATGGCTAAAGGCAAATCCGAATTTGACAGTTTCGGTGTCCTTGGACGACATGCGCGATATGTGTTTGAAGGCGCAGAACAGCCCGTCAAAACAGAACGAATTCAAAACCAAGAAGCTGAATATATGGACAGAAACTCTTACACGTTGGATAACGTCGGAAGCGTGGGACGCTTGTGGCACGCCGGTGGACGTGGATGGACTTGCGGGTCGGGAATGCGTGGGGGCGTTCGACCTGTCGTCAGTATCAGACCTAACTGCATGGGTTCTATGTTTCAAACCGTCTATAGCCGGGGAGCCGTACCGCTTCATATACAGGTTTTTCCTACCACAATACGACTTGGAAAAGAGATTTGTGTCCCGGGATGTGCTGGGTCAGATTCAAAACTGGATACGACTGGGGTTTATAACGACTACTCCTGGTAATTCCATCGATTATGATTTTGTGCACGAACAAATCCGCGCTGATGCTGAACGATTCGACATTAAGGAAATTCCGTTTGACCCATACAACGCGACCCAAATCGTTAACGACCTTATGAAGGACGGATTCGAGATGCTGCCATTTCGCCAAGGTTATCTCACTATGTCGCCAGCGGCTAAATCGTTTGAAGCGGCGGTGCTCGATGGTAAGATCGCGCATGGTAACAATCCCGTTATGCGGTGGATGGTGTCGTGTACGGATGTGCAATCAGATCCCGCCGGCAATATCAAGCCGGTAAAGCCCGACCGGGGCAAAACCTCCAAGCGTATCGACGGCGTTATCGCGTCTATTATGGCGTTTTCTCGCGCCGTAGACCAAGCAGACCACAAGAGCATTTATGAAACCCGAGGTATATTGTTTGTTTAAGCTCAATGGATGGACAGGTATTGAATATTCGGACGTGGTAGTTTTGGTAGGGCTAGGATTCATTGGTGTGGGGCTGTGGATGTTCGCGCCGTGGGTGAGTCTTACCACACTTGGAACATTAATATTACTATTAAGTATACGACGGAGATAACATATGGGATTGTTTCCGGCACTAGAACACCGAGCAGATAGTGGGTTGGACCGCTCGCCCACCAGTGATTTCTGGTACCACATGATCAATTACATAAAGACCAAATCAGACGTAAATGTCAGCGAGCACACTGCTCTGGACGTAACCGCGGTATTTTCGTGCATCAATCTAATATCTCGGCATATTGGTTCTATGCCGTTGCAAGTGTACGAAAAAACCAGTGACGGCAACAAACGCCCGGCGGTAGACCACCCGAATTATACACTTTTGCACACACGCCCGAACCCAGAAATGACCGCGATGAGTTATCGGTCTACTATTCAATCCCACACACTTGGGTGGGGCACGTCGTATTCAAATATCGAGTGGACTACCGGGTATCGCCGTATCAAGTGGTTGTGGCCACTGTTACCCGACCGTATAACTATAGTGCGCAACCCCGGCACGGGCGATTTAGAATACCTGTACACGCTGCCGGGTGGGGAACCCCGCCGACTTCAAGCTCGGGATGTGCTGCGTATCAACGGGCTCGGCTACAACGGGCTGACCGGATATTCGCCTATTATGAAGGGCAGGGAAGCTATCGGGCTGTCGATTGCGGCTGAACGCCATGGTGCATTGTTCTTCTCCAATGGTGCAATTCCCGGACTCGCGCTTATGCACCCGGGCACCATGTCGCCAGAAGCCCACGACCGACTGCGCGATAGTTGGGAAAAGGCCCACATGGGGCTCGAAAACAAACACCGCATGGCGATTCTTGAAGAAGGAATCGAGATAGAGAAGATTGGGGTCGACCCGGAGCTCGCGCAGTTACTCGAGACTAGACGGTTCCAGATAGAAGAAATTGCGCGGTTGTTTAATATTCCGTTGCATAAGATTTCGGACTTGAGCCGCGCCACATTCAACAATATTGAGCATTTGTCGCAGGAGTACCTTACTGATTGTTTGTTGCCATTTGCGGTTCAGACCGAACAGTGTTACAATTGGGATTTGTTCATACCGAAGGATCGTGGCAGGTATTTTGCCGAGCACAATTTCGAGGGACTGCTCAGGGGTGATTCGCAAGCCCGGGCTGAGTTCTACCGCACTATGTTCAATATTGGTGCGTTTTCCCCGAATATGATTCTGGGCAAAGAAAACATGAATCCGATTGGCGAAGAGGGCGACTTCCATATGGTTCAGCTCAATATGGTGCCGCTGAAAACATATTTGAACGCGCCCGAGCCCGTGCTGCCTGAGCCGAAACCGATACCTACGGTTCCTGTACTGCCTGAACCAAAATCCCGGTCGGCAACAGATGTACGCGTTGATGCTGTGAAGAACGCACGAATGCGGTTGCGGAGTCGCCATTATATGTTGATTCGCGAAACCGCGATTCAAGTCGTAACACGCGAAACCAATACTATTCGGAGGTATGTGGACAAATATTTGCGCAACGGCAACACGGCTGGATTTTCGGAGCACCTGAACGACTTTTACACCAATGCGTTCCCGGAGTACGCCCGCACCAAAATGAACCCAGTGCTAAATGTGTATGCTGAAGCCTTGGCGTCCGCTGCACGGGACGAGATTGGCGCAGAACCTACCGAGGACAGCGATTCCGCTATTTCGGTATTTGCCGCGGACTACGTTGCTACATACGTAACTCGACATATCCAAAGTTCGCGGGGTCAGATCGAGTCCATATTGTTGGGTAAGGAATCACGCGACGACGGCACCGACCTGACATATGAGGAAGAAGAGAAACTCGGCGCAGTTGAAGATCGTATAAACGATTGGGATAACAAACGCGCAGACAAAATCGCGCAAGACGAAACAGTCCGGTTGGACGGCGCCATAGCAGTGATGATATTTTTGGAAAACGACTACAAACTCAGGTGGGTAGCGGTAGGGGAGTCGTGCCCGTATTGCGAGCTGTTGTCTGGTACTGTTATTGGTAAGAATGATTATTTTCTCAAGCAAGACCAAGAATTGGAACCAGCAGGTCAGCCCCCGATGCACATTCGGTTCTCGAAACAGCATCCGCCTGCGCACCAAGGTTGCGACTGTATGGTAATAGCGTCACACTAGGAGCAGGGTATGATACAAACACTAGTAGGAAACAAAACAATTACCATAGAAGATTCAGAACGGCAAGAGTGCGAGGTATGGACCCGCGTAATGGGGTATTTTAGACCTTTGGAATCATTTAATGTTGGTAAGAAGTCCGAACACGCTGAACGCCAGTATTTTACCGAATCCAAAGCAGTACAATCAATAGGAATATAACAAGGAGAGCACAATGGATAACGAACTCAGGAGTGCGATAAGTTCGCACCACACCGACACCACAGACGCGGCGTGGGACTCGGGTAAGAATGTAAAAAATGTCAGAAAAGACGAGTCTGCTGCGTATTACGCCAAGGTGTATGCGTGGAAAGACTCTGAGGGTGACGTTGGCAACAAGACCACGTACAAATTCCCGCACCATGTGGTAAGCGCAGATGGAACTCCGGGCGACGCCAACACTCGCGCGTGTTCAAATGGAATTAGTGTGCTGAACGGTGGTAGGGGTGGAGCTGATATCCCAAGTGCGGATCGTCAGGGTGTGTATCGGCATCTGGCTACGCACCTAAAAGACGCTGACAAGGAAGTGCCGGAACTGAAGTCAGATTCGTTGTCTGGTGTAGAACGACGCTTCGTACCGATGGGCAACACTGAGTTACGTGCCGATACTGTGGGCAACCAACCGATGATCGTCGGGTACGCTGCAAAATTCAACACATGGGATGGTGACCCGGATTTGTTTTCTGAGCGCATTCAGCGGGGCGCGTTCTCTAAAACCCTTATGCAGTCGGATATTCGGTGTTTGTTCAACCACGACGCAAACTATCTGCTCGGGCGCAAGTCCGCCAAGACTCTGCGGCTGTGGGAAGACAACATCGGGCTCTGGATGGAAGTTGATATTAATCCAGAAGACCCGCAAGCCGTGTCGATATTCTCGAAGATTGCCCGCCGCGATATCACAGGACAGTCATTCTCGTTTTTCGACCCGAAAGACTTGTGGGATTTCACTGACCCGGACAAACCAAAACGAACTTTAGTAGAAGTATCATTAGTAGACGTAGGACCCGTCACGTTTCCATTTTACGAAGTCACCAGCGCCGAGCCTGCTTACAGGTCGCTCACGAGAGCGAGGGAAGCCCTCAAGCCCGCTAACGATAGCGGTATTGTGACTCCACGGGACATCCGGCTTCAGGAGAAGCGTCGCAGGGACACAATGTTCAAACACCTAACAAAGGAATAGCAATGAATGAATTACTCGCACGGCGCGAGGCAATCGCGAACGAAATCGAAGAGCTTCTGGAGAAGGACGTCTTCACAACGGAGGAAGAGGCCAGATACGAAGCGCTCGAAAAAGAAGACGAATCGATCCTCAAGAAAATCGAACGAGTGAAGGCTCAGGACGCACGCAAGGCTTCCATGAACAAATCACAGTCAGACGGTATACGACCCGATCCCGACGCTTCGTCTGGTGTTGTCGTGACCAAGGACGCCGGGGACAAACCCTTCCAGTCACTGGAAGAGCAGGTTGGGGCTATTCGTAGCACCATTCTGAACCGTGCGGTTTCCGATGATCGACTGGCTCGTCTTGCGTACAACGACGACTGGACATTCCGCGCCGCTGGTACTGGTAGTGTAGAAGGCACTGGTGCATATGGCGGATTCTTACTCGATAGCGAAGTCGCGGCAGGGCTGATCCAGCGCATGTATGAAAACAACCAAGTGTTGAGTCGTTGTACCCGGCGCACAATCACCACGAATTCCGCAAGTTTGGACTTACGCGCTATCGATGAGGCGAGTCGCGCCGACGGTTCACGCTTCGGTGGTATTCGTGCGTACTGGAAAGCTGAGCTCGCTCAGATGACCAGCTCAAGACCGAAGTTCAATCTTGTTACATTCACCCCTGAGAAGCTTACCGCGTTGTATTATGCTTCTGACGAAATACTCGAAGACGTTCCTATGCTTACACAGGAAATCGACAGTATGTTTCGGCAGGAAATCGCGTTCAAGCTCCAGGACGGCATTATCAATGGTGATGGTAGTGGGAAGCCCCTCGGAGTAATAAACGCGGGTTGCACCACAACCATAACCGCAACGTCTGGGCAGGGCTCATCCACGTTCATTTACGACAACGTTACCGACATGCTCACGAGTCTGTTGGAAGCGGTGCCGGGTAGCGCGGTTTGGTTCGTTAACCAGAGCGTGTTCCCGCAGTTGTACGAAATGAGCCTGGCAGTAGGTACCGGCGGTGCCCCGATTATGCTTCCGCCTGGGGGCGCGTCCGGGTCACCATACAATCAGCTCATGGGGAGACCGGTTATTCCTATAGAGCAGTGCCAAGCGCTCGGAACAGCTGGCGACGTTATTCTTGCCGACATGTCCCAATACTACATTGTGGACAAAGGCGGCGTGAACACTGCGTCGTCTATTCACTTGAAGTTCGACTACAACCAGACTGCTTTCAAGTGGACATATCGCGTGGATGGTCGCCCGATATGGAAGTCTGGTCTCACGTCGTACAAAGGTAGCCTTACTCTGTCGCCGTTCCTTATTCTGAATTCAACCAGAACCTAAGTAGGTAAACAGGCGTAGCTACCAACAACTATAAATTGTAGACACAAACCAAAGGAGTTTCATATGTACATATCATTACCTGAGAATTTCAAAATCGTCGAGGCGATTCCGCCTTCTTCGTCAACGGCAGCTACAACCGGCGACTACGTGTGCTTGAAGGATTGCGTCAAGGCATGGGTTATTGTTCAGGCCGAAGGCGGGGACGCGGACTATGCCACAATATACGAAGCCACAAGCACAACTGGGGCGAGTGCCGCAGCCACAACTGGCAACGCTTACGATATTTGGAGCGTTTCCAGCACCACTAGCGATACCCTGACCAAACGTACTTCCAGTTACCGGTACGCAACCACGACCGACGCCACCAACCAGATAATTGTGTTCGGTGTTGATCCTGCGGTTCTTACTGACACCTATGACTGTATTCAGGTGAGGTTCGGCGCGTCAACTGGCTCTACCCCGAAGGTTTCGGCTCTGTATTTGCTTCAGACCAAGTACCCTGCTGACCAGCCTCCAACGGTAATAGCGTAAGGATTGGTGTATGAAGGTACAACTACTTAAACCGTTTTGTGGTCGTAAAAAGGGCTGTATTGTGACCATGCACCCGGTGAATGCTCGCAAGTATGCTGAACTGGGATTCTGCGGACCAACCAAGGATTCCACGGATGAAGAACGTGAGTATTTAAAAACCGGTGTGTTGCCGCGGCGTAAAACAGTTGAGGTTCAAACCCGAGCCGACGCTGTAGAAAACACCAACGCGGCACCAAATGCCGCACCTAAGCCGAAGCGCACACGCAAGCCCAGGACTGCGGTCGCAGGACGGTGTAAATCATAGTATAACGGGAGTGAAACGGGGCAACTCGAATGGGTTGCTCCATTCCCTTCCAAGCGTAACGGGACGCTATAGTGGGGCAGGGATCATATATCCCAATCCCGCATCCGGGAAAGGAATTATTTATGCCCGCTACAAAAGTAAAATCTAGTTGGGTAAGTGGAAATCTCGTATTCAAGGAGTCCGTTGCTGGCAATGGTGGACAGGTTATATTCGGTCACACCAATGGTGGAGTAGACGTCCGGTTCTACGGAACCACGTCTTCGCATTCTGTGCTGTTCGACGAAAGCGCCAATGCGTTAATAGGCACGGGCACAAACCTTACCCTATACGGCACTACCACCTCCAAGTCGGTAGTGTTTGCTACCACCGGCAACACTCTTACGCTTACCGGAGTTACGCTGAAGCTTGGGAATGCTGATGCAATTCAAGGTGATGCTACTGCATCTCACACGTATAAATTAAACGCGTGGGGCACTGCTGCTTCTCCTGTTATCACTATCAAAAATTCTACGGGGAACGCAACGGTAAAACTTGGGTTCTTTGGTAAAACCGACGGTGTGCGAATAGCGACGATTTCGGCTGCTACTACACTATCCAATGTTATAACCGGGTTCAACTCATTATTGGCCGGGCTCAAAGTGCTTGGTCTTTGCTCAACTTAAACTGCTGCATCCACCGCTCGGGAACGGATGGGGTTCGCCGCCCCATCCCGACCTTTAACCAAAGGAGGTACAGTTGGCGGTACGTAGAAAACCAAGAAAGCTAATACTTGTCGGAAAAGGGGATGGTTGGAAAAACGCACCTAAGCAGGGTGATTTTGAATGCTGGGGGGTTAATGACTTGGTGGTGGAACGAAAGGTCGATATGGAATTTGATATGCACCCGCTGGACGAGCGGTGGGACCCGGATATTGAGGAGCATGTTTCCGCTATGGACCTTACCAGGTGTCAGATAGACCCAAAGCACCAAGAAAAACTCAACACGCAAATAGGACTCGCACGCACGATTAAACGCTGCACCGAGCAGAACATACCACTTATGACGCTTAAACACTATGATTTTGCGCCCACAAGTATTCCGTACCCGGTAGAAGAAATATCCCGCAAATTGCGCTCGGACAACTTCACCAATGGAATAGATTACATGATAGCATATGCGATATACTGTGGCGTGTTTACAGATATTGACTTGTATGGTATCAACATGGCGATGGGCAGCGAATACGAGTGGGAAAAGCCCGGATGCGACTTCTGGCTCGGGATGGCAAAGGGTCGCGGTATTCGTGTCGCGGTAAAGTCCAATGTAACACTGCTTATGAAACCCCGTGACGGTATGCTCTACGGTTACCGCAAAAGACAAACATTCAAAGAGGAAACATATATGCCAACTTATACACTGCCTTTCAGCACATTAGAGCGAGTGGTGCTGTTGAATTCAATTCCTGGACAAAAGGGTAGCTACGAACAATTGAAGTCGATCAAGAATCTAAAAGAAGCATTGGGGTTCACGAAGGAAGAACAAACTAATTTGAAGTTTGTGCAGGAAGGTCAGGGCGTGCACTGGGACGAGAAATTCGACAAGCCCAAAGATATTACTTTGGACGATTTTTCACTCGGCGTGATTATCGAGACCTTGAAGTGGCTCAGTGACCGGGGGACTCTTGCTGAAGGTCACTTGCCTGTGTACGAGCGTTTTGTTGGGGGCTACGACGGAAAACTACAATCGAACGTGACTATATCGGAACAGATTATTAAAGAGCACGAAAAAGCGAAGGGGAAGGTGACTGTATAATGGCGGGGACAGTTGTACTCACAGATAAGAAGATCGGCACTATGCGCAAGGTGACATTTGACTGGCTATCCACGAGCAGCGGGGCTGCTTCCTATACTATGGTGTCCCCGGTACGTGGGATCATGTATCGGCAAGTGCTTATTCCAGACAGTTCCACCGCGACAGCGCCATCGACCGACTACGACGTTACGGTTTTGGACGCGGACGGGGTGGACGTGCTACATGGGGCTGGAATAGCTCAGTCCAACACCACTATTACAGATATTGTGCTTGGGTCTTCTGGGTATTATGCTCCTACTGCTGTAGAGGATATTATCATACTTTCTGTGACTGATGCGGGCAACGCCAAAGGTGGTAAAGTAATACTGTATATCAGGTGAAAGGTAGAACACAATGGCTGGAACAGTGGTATTCACAACCAAACATATTGGTGCGATGTACAAACACACATTCACTTGGGTATCCACGAGCAGTGGCGCGGCATCCTACACAACTCTACAGCCTGTTGTCGGGCTGATACACCGAGAAGTGTTTGTACCGTCAACTACTGTTGCGCCAACGTTGAACTACGACGTAACACTTGAGGACGCCGATGGTCAAGATGTGTTGTTTGGGAAAGGTACGAATCTGTCCGCTACGACCACGCTTGAAATAGTGCTTGGGACTTCGGGGCAGAAAGCACCCATCGCGGTGGACGATTATTTGAGCCTGTCTGTATCATCCGCCGGGAATAAAAAAGGTGGTAAAGTAATTGTGTACGCACGATAGAGGACGGCGATAACTATGGTGTTTCGTGTTGGATATTTGCCATTTGGGATTGCTGGGGTAACCTTGTGTAAAGGAATAATTCTAGTGCGCAAGGACGCGCCGGGTTCACTTATAGCACACGAGCGCGTACACGAATCCGAGTGGACACCACTGTGGTTGATTCGGTATCTGTTGTCGCCTGTGTTTCGCATGAAAGCTGAGGTCCGTGCCTACACTGTCCAGGCATATCTTGAAGGTGTATCCGTAACAAACTACTACACCACCATACGAGATTTTTATTGGCTAAATACTAGGGCTAAAAAACAACTATCTGCTTTGCTGTTGGGATAAAACGTCGCGCGGGAACTTACTATGGTCATAAAACTGCTTACAGCACCAGCAATCGAGCCGATCCAGCTCGCGGATGTGGTCGGGCATCTACGCTTGGATTCTACTGCGTTTGCCGACAATATCGTAACATACCAATCTATAGTGCCAGGGTCTCATACCGCCACTACTGCCGCGTATTCGTTGGTTGGCACGGGCATAGGTGTATCGGGTCACCGCGCTATTGTGAATTTGAATTCCGGCACCAACGGCGCAACTGGAACTGTGGACGTGAAGATTCAGGAATCCGATTCCACCGCTGCGGCGAACTACACAGATTGGTCAGGTGGGGCGTTCACACAGGCTACTACCAGCAACGACAACGCTATACAAGAAAAAGAATACACAGGCTCGAAACCATATATTCGGGTTTTAGCCGACGTGGACAATGCCGCGTGTGAGTTTGGCGTAGACGTGATAGTTTCGGAATACACACCGTCCGATGCTTCGTACTTGACTACGCTGATAACCGTGGCACGCAAACATGTTGAAAATAACGTATTGGGTGGCGTGGCGCTCATAAACCAAACTTGGGAATACTATCTTGAACAGTTTCCGAACACTTCATATATAGAGTTGCCACGTCCTCCCTTATATAGTTCGACATCTGTTACGTCTATTACGTATACCAAAAGCGGCGACACAGCCGCGTACTCCAACACGTTTTCGTCCACCAACTACAGCGCGAACATTGTGCGGTGGCCGTGCAGGATTCAGTTATACGACGGTATGGAATGGCCGTCAGAATCGCTCGAGACCAACGAGCCCATTAAAGCTACATTTGTGTCTGGGTACGGAACCGCGCGCTCCAGCGTACCCGACGAAATAAAACAGTGCATACTCATGTACGTGGACGAGTACTACCAGCACCGGGGCGTAAACGAAGTGTTTGAGTCCGGTTCCAAGGTGATAAGTTGTCCGGCAGCCGACCGACTTGTATCACATTACCGCGGGTGGAGATTCTAATGCGATCTGGAATGTTCAACAAATACGTTACGATTCAGCGCAAAACATACACCCGTAGTTCGTTGGGGGAAGAAACTCTCACGTGGACTAACGAGGATTCCGTCTGGGTATCTATTCGTCCAATTGGGTCAACTCGGCGCGAATTCCTAGCCATGCAGCAAGTACAATCAGACGTAACTCACATGGTCACCATGCGGTTTCGCTACGGAATTACACCGGACAAACGTATTTTGTACAATCACCGGATACTTACTATTCAGAATGTTATAGACCCGGGCGAACGCCACGAAACCATAGTGTGTTACTGCAAAGAGGAGCTTGTCTAATGTCGTTGAACACAGTACGGTTGTACAAACGCAACCCCATGAGTTATACCAGGGGGTGGACGGAATTCAAACGCAACATGCAGGAAATGGCGAAAGTAGCTGACACCAATGTTATGACTGATGGGTTTGTTGGGATTGCGGAAGAGATGAAAGCGGGTATGGATATCAGACTACGTATGAAACTTAAGCCCATTACCGGTAGATATCTACGGTGGAAAGAATACAAAAAGCGGTTACGAGAAGGTGGGTCAACATACGACACAAGTCTGCGCGACAAAGGTGTAGTGGCTAAAAAATTCAGGTCTAAAGGCAAAAATATATCATTTGTTGGCATACATTACAAGTATGCGCCGCACAATTGGTGGATCGAACACGGTACTGCGGAGCGGTTTACCACATCTGGAGCTAAGCGAGGCAAAGTACCTGCAAAGGAGTTCGAGTTCTTCAAACCCACAGTGGATTCGTGGCGGTCAAGTGGGCGTTATGTTAGACGAGTAGGGGGCGTAGTTGGACAAGCCGTGGACGCGGCTGCTAGAAAGATGAAGGTAGCATAATGTCTATGAGTTCGGACTTATACACGTATTTATCAACATACAGTGCGCTTACTGCACTGGTTGGTATGCGGGTGTACCCAGTGGACTGTGTGCCCAAAACCGCAGCACTGCCCTATGTAACATACGAATGCACCGACAACCCCGGGATTCACCTAATGGGGGCGGACGCGGATGTGTATTCCCCAATGTACGAGATCAACGTGTTTGCAGGCACAATAGGTGTACTAAAATCGATTGAGGCAGTCGTGATAACTGCGCTGAAGGACTACCGCGGCACCATGGGGTCTACCACAATACAGCGTATATTTTACGAGGACTCGGTATATAACGAATTTGACGAAACAATCAACACATACAGTCAAACAGTTGTGTTCACAGTTTGGCATGAATAAGGGGTGATACAGTATGGGAAAATTTGTAATATCAAATGGAAAGATTCTGCTTAACGGGTACGATCTGTCCGGCGACCACAACCAGATCGGACTAACAGTATCGCGGGAAGAACGCGAGACCACCACATTCGGCAAAAAAGGTGTGCAACGGATAGCCGGGTTGCAATCGTTCGACGTGTCCGGGTCTGGGTATTTTGAAGCGGGCACAGGTCACGTGGATACGATTATCGCGCCGAATCTTGGAACATCCAGTGCTGAACTCACTATACTTCCGCAGGGAGCCACAATTGGCAGTAAGGGCTTCATTGGGGAAATCAACACATTTGAGTACGCACCTGGTGGCAGTATCGGTGACGTAATGGGGTTCACATTCGCGGGCAAGGGCGAAGGCACCGTGCTTGTGGACGGAATACTGCTGAAGGCCGGGGCTGTGTCTAGCAGCGGTACCACCACACCGTTTCAGCTCGGGCACTCCACCTCGCACCTGTTGTTTGCAAATCTACATGTAACGTCCACATCTGGCACTGGCGATTCTCAGGAGCTCGAGGTCGTGATTCAGAGTGACGCTACGTCATCGTTTGGGTCTCCAACCAACCGAATAACATTCTCTACCTCGTTCGATACCCCGATATCCGAGTGGAAATCTACCACAATGAGCTCGAGCACAGACACGTGGTGGAGGGTAAGTTGGGTGTCGTCTGGCACCAACGAAGGTTTCACATTCTACGTAACAGCGGGAATCTCATACTTATAAAAGGAGCGCAATCATGGGAAAATTTGTATTCAGTAATGCCTACTTCGCTATGGATAATTCAACAGGGGGCGCATACAACGCTAGCTCGTATGTACGTTCGCTCACGTTGAATTATTCTCGAGCAGAAGTGGACAAAACCTGCATGTTGGACGAAGGCATTGGGCGCCTATCTGGTCTATATGACTGGAGCATGGACGTGGAATTTGCCCAAGACTTCACCGACAACACATTGGACGAGATTATATTCGGCGCTATGGGTAGCACCCTAGCGTCACTTACATTCTCGTTTCGACCAACTACAGCGTCCGCGGGTGCGTCAAACCCAGAATACCGTGGCGAGGGTTGGATATTTGAGTACACACCGTTAACTGGGAGTGTTGGCGATCTTAGTACCGCGTCTGTAAGCATACGGTGTGTAGCTGCATCATCCGCCGCTAACACCAAATGGCTGAAACGCGCAACTGCATAAAGGAGAGCACTAATGGGAAAATTTGTATTCAGTAATCCATATGTTGGGGTGGAAAATGGTAGTTCAACTGGAACAACTGTCAAGGCACTCCAAACATATGTGAAGTCGCTGACGCTGAACTATTCGCGCGCGGAGGTTGATTCCACTTGTATGACCGACGAGGGTATATCGCGGTTGGTTGGACTTCGAGATTGGAATATCGATTTGGAGTTCGCGCAAGACTACGCCACCGGTGCTTTAGATTCAATTCTGTACACCGCCATGACTACTACCAAGGCGTCGCTCACAGTCACCATACGCCCGACAACTGCCGATGTATCGGCTAACAACCCGAATTATATTGGTGAGGGTTTGCTATTCGATTATACCCCAGCATCTGGTGGTGTGGGAGACCTCGGTACAGCATCCGCTAGTATCCGGTGCGCGGGTGGAACAACCTCCGGTGCAACTTCATGGCTGAGGCGAGCGGTCTCGTAAGGAGGGGCACATTATGGGAAAAATAGTATTCAGCAACGCGTATTTCGCAATAGACTCCACAGCCGCGACACAAGTCGACCTTAGCGACCATGTGCGTTCACTCACGTTGAATTTTTCCAACGCGGAAGTAGATGCCACATGTATGACCGCGGAGGGTATGCAACGATTATTGGGATTACAGGATTGGAGCATGGATGTTGAGTTCGCGCAAGATTTCGCATCCGCAAAGGTCAACGCTACTCTGTTCAAAAAAATGAATTCCACTGCGCCACAGTGCACAGTGTCGTTTCGTCCAACAACTGCCGCCGCTACCACGAATAATCCCGAATACCGTGGCGAGGGCATCGTTTTCGAGTACACCCCGGCGTCTGGTTCTGTTGGAAACCTAGCAGTAGCATCTGTATCAATTCGCGCCGCAGCCGACTATTCGACCTCGTATAGTTTGGCGCGGTTAACAGCATAACGTTTCAAAGGAGCATACATGTCGTTACGTGAAGACATCCTCAGTATGGACGATTTGGAATCAAGGGAAGTTGTGGTACGTCAGTGGGATAACAAAAAAGTAATTGTGAAATCGATCACCGCAGCCCAGCGCTACGAAATGATCGAACAGTGTATGAACACACGCTCGAACAAAATCGACGGCAAGAAGCTGTACATTTACACGCTTATTTCGTGCACGTATGACCCGGAAACTGGGACGCCGTTGTTCACAGTTGCCGACTATGACAAACTCGCGGCTAAAAATTCCGGTGCTATCGAAGCAATCGTAGCGGTCGCTAACGAACTCAATGGTATTGGTGAAGCCCAGATTGTGGAACTGGAAAAAAACTGAAATTCCGGCATCCTGAACGTATGTTTTATTTTTCGCTTGCAGAAGCTCTCGGGATGTCGGTAGCGGATATGTTGAGCCGGATGAGCAGTAAAGAATTATCGGAATGGATGGCGTACAACAGAGTACGCAAAGTGGAGTATGAGAATGAAGCCCAACGCATTAAGCAGGAATCCAAAGTAGGGAGACATTAATGGCTAGTAAAGTTGGCGCGCTGTTTGTAGCTCTTGGTCTGGACGATGCGCAATACCGAGCTGGAATGTCCGGCGCGGTTGGAACTGCGAAGAAATCTACTGCGCTGATTCAGACTAATTTCTCTACACTGAATTTCCGCACATTTTTGTATGGTATGGCTGGCGTGTACGCGGTAAAAGCTGCCATCGAGGGTATCATGTCGCCCGCGATTAATTTCCAAGCACAAATGTCGCAGGTGTCTACAATGCTTGATAAGTCCGCCATGGACATCATGCCGAAGTATACCGCCGGGATCCAAGATATGCAAAAAGCATACGGGCAATCCTCGGAGGCGCTCACTAAGGGCTTGTACGATATTCTGTCTGCGACCATTGAGCCGGCTAAAGCTATGGGTGTATTGGAAGCCGCAAACAAAGCTGCCACAGCAGGTATTACGGATACCGCGACCGCGACCACCGGTATCGTTACGATATTGAAGGCATATCAAATGGATGCGTCGAAAGCCGCTGACGTGTCAGACCTTTTATTCGCAACTGTCAAACGAGGAAGGACCACGTTCGCTGAGCTCGCACCGTCTATCGGCGTCGTGGCATCGTCCGCGGCTCAGGCTGGGCTCAAAGTAGAAGAGCTTGGCGCGATGCTCGCTGTTATGACCCGCGCAGGTTTGTCCACCGACATGGCGGTTATCGCTATGGCGAACATGCTGAACTCATTTATTAAGCCCACTGGACCAGCTATAAAAGCTGCAAAGGAACTCGGGTTAGAACTCAACACTACCACTTTGCGCACCATGGGTATGGTTGGTGTTATGGATGTGCTGTCCCGCGCTACCGAGACCCAGACCGCTGCGATATTCGGCAATATCCGCGGTCTTCGTGGTATCAACGCCGCGATGTCCGATACTATTGGGTTTACTCAAGACTTGAGTATCATGGCAAACCGTGCCGGTCTCACTATGGAAGCATTCAACAAACAATACAACACTGCTAAAGAAACCCTGAAGCGATTAGGTCAGACTCTATTAGTGGACGTTGCGCAGCCCGCTACTACGGCGTTAATACCGGCTATTTTAAGCGCGGCCGGTGCAATTAAAACATGGACTGAGGCTAACAGGCAATTCCTGAAAGTAAAAGTGCCAGAATATGTACGTTCTTTGGTGGATTCCTTCAAAGACCTTGTTGCCGTTGTTAATGTGCTCTATAAACCTCTCAATCTTCTATTTAAAACAATAGTTGATATAGCGATGCTCGGGGCTGTAGCATCACTAGGCATGGCGCTTACTAAACTTGGGGCAGTACTTGTAGCCATTACTCCGGCATTGACGGCTTTTCAATTCGCATTGAATTTGGGGATTGGCGGGGCTTTTGTAGCGAGTGTTATAACTATATACCAAGTACTTAAAAGTTATTCAAATGTAATGAAAGAAAACAAGAAAGACTTACAAGATTGGCGTATTGAGTTAGAACGCCTCACAACTACGTCAAAAACTATATATAACGAAATGGGTCCATTCCAACCTGGAAAAAATAAGTTCTATGATGTCCGCGTTCCAACAGATGTTACTATAACCAAAGGCTATAAAGCTCGTAGAGAATCTCTTGACGCGATGGTTAAATTACAAGCAGAACAAAATAAGTCATTGGAGCAGACATACGATGTACTGAATGGTATAAATACAATATCGGAATACGGACTTACGCTAGAAGCTGCTAAGTTGCGGGTACTCCAAACTTATACAGCTACAGTTAGACCCACCGGGCCTACAAAGGGAATGTTCGACTACGGGTTCACCGATGAACAAATAAAGTCGGGGGATGCGAAACTAAAAGCACAAGCAGACCTTACAAGCAGATACGGGGAACACTATCGTAAGTTTTTAGCTGACTACGAAGCTGTTCAACAGTCTGGGGCTGACCACGAACTTCAAATAACCCGCGACACCCAGATGTCCAAACTGCAATTTACCAAGTCGGGTACGGCTTTGTTGATAGCGCAGGAAGAACTCAGGCTACAGTATTATAAAGAAGACCTGGAAAAAGAATACGCAGGCTATGCCGGTTTACAGGAGTTAAAAATAGCAGCGGAACAGCAATCAGTAGACATAATTAAGCTTATTCAGATAAACGCCCAACAGGAAGCTGCGGAAAGGTCTACGCAGGCATGGGAAGGCTTTAAAGACCACTTTTCCAACATTTTAGCCCGTATGGTGCAGGAGGGTGATTACAGCGCTAAAGCAATTGGTAGGGCATTTGCTGACACATTCAGACGTATCGCCATAGAGAAAGCATCGGCGTATGCAGTGGGCGCAGTATTCGACTTTATGTTCCCGGCTGGCGGCGCAATGCGTAGTTTACTTACTATGGGTTCTGGTGGAATGGTATACAAGCCGTCCTTTGCTCTTGTGGGCGAGTCTGGTCCTGAGCGCGTGTTGAACCCCGCTGAAACCCGTGCATACAACAGCAACACAGACGACCACTCGAGTGTTAGTATTCATATTCATGCTGATACCGATACTTTGCGCAATCTCAACCCGTACAAATTCGCAGAACTTTACAAAGAAGCCAAACGTTCCCAATTACTCGCAGGATAACGCACTATGGCAACCGAAACATTCACGTACAGCACACAGACTTTGACATTTTCCACCGCGGGGCATCTGTTGTCTGACGGCGAAACCCTCGTCCCAAACCAGGAATCCGACGTGACAATAGGGGGTGTGCGCCTTACCGCGAATTTAGGTGACGCCCGCCACCAGTGGCAAGTCACGGTTATTGTGCCAGAAAGTTCCGCGTCGGCTACAGACCTTACGGACATACTCGGGTTTTTGGGTTCCACCGGAGTAAACTACGGCGTAGAAGCGTTTACCTGGTCTGACTACAGCGGCACCACCCGATCCGTTACCATTATCAATGATTCAATCGGAATCGAAAGCTTGGGCGCGGGCTGGAAAAAAGTATCGTTCTCGCTCGAAGAGGTCAATACGTGAAGACGCTTCCGTCAAATATTACTGACAATTATCTTAAAACCGGCAATCGACCCAGATTCTTCGTACACGTTGCGGGTTCCGAGCGCAAATGGGCAACCGTGGCCGCCAACAACTACACCGACCGTGTTCGTGGTGTACAATCAATCACGGACGAAATAGACCCGTTTGGGGGAATGGGGACTGTGTCCGCCGCCAATGTGGACGTGCTACGATTGGGCGAAGATATCCAATTCTACACATCAGACTCGGAATTTCCCCGTTACCAGCAACCCGGCAGTGATATTGGTGCTGGACGCGTATCCTACTACGGCTCGATATATTCAATCGTGCGCGGAAGCGGGGCTGGCGTATTGGCGCAGTTTACCGGTGTACGGGTTGGACAAGCCAAAGCGTCCACCACATATTATATTCATCGTGGGTTTCTGCAATTCGATATCCCGTCCGGTGTTACCTCGTGTGAAGAAGCGTATATTAAGCTCAATGGTAAAGCGGACGCATCGGATACGGACTTTTATATTTATCTCGTACTCGGGACTTGGGCTACAAACAATATCGGTATAGATTCCTACGACGAGTTTTCTGGTTGGGCAAGTGGCACCAACGATTACACAGGCACGATACTAAATGAGTCCTTCCACACTGGTACGCATTTTTCACTTACAGACACCAACTATATTCGGCTCAACCGCGCCGGACGCCAAGCAGTGGTGAACGCTACCGGGTCTGTGCTGAAGTTTATGGTGCTGAGTAACCGTGATTACGATTACGACGCCTCACATGTGCCCACTGGGTACGAATTTGTGGATTTCGACCTGTCAGTGGACAACAACACGCCCACACTCGAGCTCATATACAACACTGTGAAGCCGGACAACCAACGCGCCCGAATATACCTAGCATACGACGACCCGCGCGAAGACTACGGAATACCTTCGTCGATGTCCCAAACCCTTAATGTTTGGTCTGGCACCGTGGACGATTGGGCGCTTAACTCCAAACTTCTATCCCTCAGTATGCGTCACAATGATTTCAAGCGCAATGTTAAATTAGGCAAAAATGTAATGACTGTTGCTGATTTTTCTAATATTCCAGAAGAAAATGTGGGCAGATATATACCTATAACCTATGGTGCCCCAATGTCGGATGCGATGGTAGGAGATCACGCAAACGCTATTGGTAGGGAAGTAAACGATGTAGGAACAGTAGATACCAATTCTGGTTTAAGGTCGTACTTTAAATTCCCAATTATAGACACCGGTACACTAGACTTGGCTAGACCAACAAAAGCAGTTCTAGGATTAGATGGGGTACTAAAAACAACACACATTGGGTATCCTGCATGTTGGAATGATAGTCTCAAGTCATTTGCTCGGATATGGTCTGATGATTTGGATGACCAGACCCTTGGTGACTACGGAATTATAGAAGTAAAAGCTGGGTCACCTCGTGTAAAAGATAGTAGAACGGATTCGTCTACTCCAGACTATGAGACGTTCCATGGTATAGGAACTTCAATAATACCTGGCAGCATTTGGATGCAGAGTCAGGTACTAAACCCAGATCACGCTTATTCCAATACAGGGTATGCAAGTGTAATAGATAATTCTGGGGTTATATTCTCGTTCCCGGAATGCGGAAGTAGTGGGGATATTGATAAGATTGAACTTGTATTTTATTTCTACGATGATTATGTATTGGACTCTATGGAATTGCAGGTAGATTTGATAGATAGAACAATGGTGAAGCCCGCGAGTGGCACACTAGGGTATTTACCTGCTGGTGCTGGTAGTGGACGCAGTTATTTCAACGATGATTCTGGAGATTTCTCAGATGTGTTGGTAGGAGATGTTATATACTGCCGTATTCCAGGCGCGTTCACAGCACACCATATCGTTAGAGATTTAGTAAGCTCTACTTCTGTAAAAGTTGGGTTGATTACCAACGGTATTGACCTTGTACCAATACTGCACTTAGACCACGATTTAGTATACGATATCTATAGACCATCGGCGTATCTCCATACATTCTCAGGCATAACAGCGGATGGGGATTCAACAGTTATTCACATCGACATAACACCTTACTTCAGTAGTTGGGATGCACAAAATTTACTAGTTGGCATTGCTGGTACTGGTGGATTGGGCGCGGCACGTATATCGCTTGTGCAATTACGGTACTACTCCAACCCTGGGGAAAAACTCACTGATGTTTATCTAGGAAAATCTGGGCGTATTGATGATATATCTGGAACTATTACAGGTGTAGCTATTTCACTTATAGAAAACCCGGCGCATATTATAGAATCGCTTATTGTGAATGATTCTGGGATACCTACTACCGAAATTGCAGCCGCTTCCTTTGACGCAGCAGCCACGGCATTATCCGGGTGGAAATTCGCGTTTCAGCTTAACGAGGAAACCGGTATAGAAAACGTGTTCAATTACAATGGTGAAACAGGTATAGTGGATAATATCGCCCAGCAATGTAATGCTATTGTGTTGGAGGACTACACTGGGAAATTAAAGATGAAAGTGTTTGACCCAACTGGTAACTTCCCCACCTCTGGGGCTACTTTACCTAACGACTTAGACATATTTGAGTACAGCGGCTCTCCGTCCGATGGAAGCCTTACTCGGCATCCTATGTACGCGTTCGCTCTTAACCGCATCAATATCGATGATACTTATAATGATTTTATTCTTAAATATAACCAAAACTACGCTACAATGAAGTATGAGTCTGTTTTGACTATCGGTAACGGAGTTGGTGTATCCGCCGATGTGTCCACTAATATTACAGCGAGTTATTTGAGCGTGTATGACCCACCTGTGCACACTACTGCCACAGCTTTAACACAGCTAAAAGACCTGACATCTGCATGTTATAATGATATCAACACTACCAATACTTTTACATTTGAGGCGTGGGCAATCCGAGACACCGCTACTGCTACCAAATTACTACAACGCTTAGTACGGTGGTATGCACGACGCCGGTACTCGGTTACACTCACCACAGGGCTAAATGCGGTGGGGTTCGAGTTAGGAGATTTCATAAATATTCGTACTGATGATATCGAGGGTCAATTCGGCACTGCCTTCATGGAGTGCAAAAAATGGAAGATTACTAAAATATCCACTGATCTTGTAGGGTGTAAAGTCACCATAGATGCTATTGAAGCTGAAATTTATTAGGGATTGTGTATTATAACATAAAGGAATACTAACCCTATGCCTGTATCGTCAACAACTACCGCGTTTGGTCCGGGGGCACCGGCTGCATCAACGCCCAATGTGCCAGGAACTCCAACGTATTATTCCAATGAATACGTCCGAATAACATCGTCAAATGATATTCTGGTGCTCACGTCGGATCAGGGCGGACCAGTCAATGTTGACGTGCCCGACGCGTATTATTCAATGTCGGGGTTGGCTACCGCGCTCGAATCCGCCATGAATAGTAGTACGGAACTCACTGGAAGCACCATAACATTTGATGTGTCGTATAACACCAGCACACTATGCTACACTATCGATGCCACATCAGGCTACACAATCGCGTACACTCACACGGGTTCGGACGCTGGGGCAACATTCGGGTTCAACGCGTCGCACGCCGCCGCCCAAACGATCACAACCGACGACCCGGTGGACGGCTCGGACATAATTGTATTCACGTTCTCCGATAACTCCAACGATTCTACAGTTACATACTGTGTATATGACAACACACGTTCGGCATATATAACCACGGATGGCACCACGGGGTCTACCGCGGTGTGGCAAACATACGCGAATTGGAACGGCGGGGGCGCGTCTGGTAGGGTAGCCACATACGGCACCACCACATACACCGCATACACGTTCAAGGTCGCGGCAAAGAATACTCTCGGAACCACAACCGCGTGGAGTGCATCGTCTACCAACATGTACTCGAATGTGGCTGTGGACTGGGGCACAAACTCTGACACATTGGAACGCGAGGTCACAACAGGTGATACCAAGATAAAGCTTGACGGCGTAACCGTGTCCGGTACTTCCTACGACATATATAGTGCTGGTGGATACGGTGCGATACCAATCCGGGTAGTTCTGCAACACAGCACCGGAGCGCTCGGCTGGGTAAAAATGGAATTTTCGGAAGACCAGGAAAACTACACCACTGCGACAGACTTTTATATAATCACGTCCAACAACGACGTACTCCGGCTAACAAGTGACCAAGGTGGTCCAGTAAACATAGACGTGCCAGACGCCACATACAATTCAGGCACGTCATTGGCATCAGTACTCGCAACTGCCATAAATGGCAGCACAGAACTAACCGGTGGCGTAATCACGTTCGGGGTGTCGTACTCAACTACCACATTCAAATACACTATCGACGCCACGTCTGGTCACACAGTGGCGATCGACTACTGGAACAGCGACGGGGCGTATACATTCGGATTCAATACCACCACCACTGCGGCGCAAACCGCGGTGTCAGTGGAGTCCCGCGGGGTGTGCCCACGTACCATGCCCACGAATTCCACAGGTGTGGAATCCACCGTATACTGGGATTCATACACGGAC